TTTATCTGTAAATTAGTGTCATTACCAAGATTGGTATATAACTCATCGATGACTGAATTTAATTTTATAGCTCCATCTCGCAGGCTGTCACCTGTGCCATCATTCGCAGAAGAGCCTATGTTAAGATTTTGCTTTGCCATTTTCGGTAGTTTTCTACAAGTTTATTTATGTGCCATCAAAGGACTGTGCAGTAGAGTCGAAATTACTTGATGTAGAATCGAATCTATTCTGTAAATCTCCACTTCCACCAGAACCAGATACAGTTAGATTTGCCTGATTTGAATCTAGAGGAGAGTTTTGAGCATTGTTAGCAGGTACAGGTCCGATGATACGACAACGATACTTATACCCTGTCATATATGCTAAAGCAGTAACACTATATGACGCTGATGTTGCACCTGTGATAGCAGCAAATGCAAATCCACCATCAGTTGACCTATACCACTGATAAGAGATAGGTCCGTTTTCTGGTATGATAAGTGCATTGACTGTGAATGTTGCAGTTTCACCCGCATTGACTGTTGCACTTTGAGGTTGTAATGTAAACTGCAACGTTGGAGGTGTAGGTGCATCTCCACCATCATCACCACCACCCTGATCCTGTTGCACAGGTTGATTAGTAAAGGTAGTGTCTATAGTTTCCCTTGTTGTCAATCCAATCATATAAGGAAACTCAGGAGCATTTTGGTCATCAACAGATAAGAAATAAGCATATGTGCCATCAGGATATTCTGGTGTTACACAAAACCTACCATTATGATAGTCTAGTGTGCCAGTCCCTTCTACATATTCCCAGTCAACAATTAAAGCACCAGCTGGTGGATTTTCACTTGTGCTACCATAATCAGGTCTTCCTGCTGCCTCAGTATCTCTAGCAGAATATGAGCTAGACATAGTAGTAGTGCTAGAAAGACTATCCCAAGGTTGTGTATAACCAAACGGACCGTAAATAGGAAATCCATCAAATGATATACCTACCATTTTAGAATGACCATCAGGATGTCTGATATTGTCACCATTAAACTGAGTAGACCCATAGTAATCATTATATGATGCTATTGCAGACCCATCTCTCCAACAGTCAAGAAAATGTGTATCATGATAATGATATTGACCAGACTGCTCTGGATGTCCACCACAAGAATCAGGACCGAAAGTTACAGGTGAGTTAGGGAAATGTGCATTCCAACTAAAACCTGGGGGTGGGTTACCACCAGTCCCTGCACTAGGATTGAATAGTGCAACACCATTTGCAGCAATTCCAATAGTCCCTAATGGTGTAGGACCTCTACCATTTCTTTGGTCATAGTATTCATATGTGCCTGTTGTTGGAGTCAACGCTTGGTCACTCACAATTAAATCTAATCTATCATCTGCTGCCAACCAACACTCTCCTGCAATAGATGTAAATACTGTGCCTCTGAATATAAACGTTAATTTATAATCTCCAAAAACAAATAAAATTCTATCGTTTACTTTAATACTTGCATTTACTCCTGTAAATAATGCAATGTCATTAACAGATAATGTTATAGACCTGATAAATCCGTCATGGGTATACTGATTAGAATCAAAAACTCTACTAATACCAAATGTTCCTCCACGGTATATGAAATCATGGTCAAAATCCTGCTCTGTGACTGTGTTTGGGTTATTTTCGTTAGGAAAAGTACCGTAGGACACAGGTCTTGGTAGACCATCAGATGCTACGGTTATAACCTTCGTTGCGTTATTAAATGATGCTGTTGCTGCCATGATATTATTTAGATGTCATCGAAGATTTGGTCAGGTGTGAATCCTGTGATTACAGTAGCACCTGTCTGGACGCTAAGGATAGCGGATAGTGAGTAAACAGGAGTTGCACCCGCAGCAGTTATTGCTACACGATACTCATCACTGTCATCAGCTTGTGTAGTTGCATTAGTAAAGTATGTTGCTTGGTTAGCACCAATAATGTTACTCCAAGTTTGTGTGCCATACTCCTTCTTCTGCCACTGATAATTCATTGTCTGACTGTTGGTTACAGTAGAAACAACTGTGAATGATGCAGTCTGACCTTGGTTGACAGTTACGTTAGTTGGGTCTTGAGTAATAGCAATAGTACCTGGGTCAATCGTAATACCACCAGTATATTCGCTACCCTCACCCGCGAGGACGTCAAATCCACCGTTAACAGGTGTGCCAGTAGGTTCGACAAAGTCATCTGGGACTTCTGTCTCAACTAAAACTGAAGGCATAGAGTATCCAATACCAGCTGTCTTAACATCAATCCTTGTAATACCAGTCAATGCCTTGATATTTGCATCAAATCCAGAAGATGATATAACGTCAACATTAGGACGTGAAGTATAACCGTCACCTGGGTTTGTAAGAATTGCGTTAGTTACTTGACCACGTGTTACAGTGGCAAGTGCAGCTGCATTTCTACCTTTAACTGAGCCTGTATATTCAAATGTAATCAATGAGTTAGAAGATTCAATTAGAGCAACTTCACGATTAAATTCTTCACCCTCAATAAAGAGTTGGTCACCAGATTCTATTGGTGGGACAACAGTTGCTGCGATAACGTCAGCATCACTACCAACGTATGAGAATCCAACAAATGTGCTTCCTGCACGAGGAGTCTCAGCAAATATTATTCTACTACCAACCAATTCATATGCTGTACCTGGCTCTTGGATGATACCATTCAGTGAAACAATAATGTTGTTTTCTGGAAGAATAGTGTTAGAAGAAACACCCTCAGTCAATGTCAAGGAGTAGAATAATCCACCACGTTTGAGGTTGAATGAAGACCTCAATGAGTCAAACTCAAATGATATATCATCCAACTGTCTCAACTTACCAACATAGTATCCAATAAATTCACTACCGATGTCAGGTGCTTCATTAAACTGAATCTTATCAGAGAATGCAACATAACTTGCATTACCACCTGGGGGTTGTAGGATACCATTAACAAATATAAGTAGATGTCCTGCAGGGTCTGGGAAGTATGCTTCACCATTACTGATAGTGAGGTCAAATGTGGTTTGTGTGCCATCAAATCCTCTAAAGTATCTGTCAACCCTACCTTCAAGTGTGCGAGCAGATGACACTGCACCACCCCATCCATAATCAGACTTAACAGTCATATTATTAAGGAATTGTCCTTGTGCATCTTCAACCCAGATAGTTGCTGTAATACCAGACTGCTCAATAGCAACAACTTTACCGTATGCACTATATTGTGTAGAAGTATATCCAACAACGCTAGTGTATATTGTTGGGAAGTTACTTCCAATTTGAATCTTACCAAGATTGTTAGTAGGATTAGAAACTTCTGATATGTCTGCAGTTTCTGCACCAACAGGTATTAGATTACCAATCCAGATTTTATGGACTTGGTAGTTAGGGTCATTAGAATCTGTTATACTCAAACCATTAATGTATTGAGTAACAGTTGCCTTCCAACCTGGGGACTTTTGAGTTGTACCTTGTAAGAGTGTTACTTCATCACCAACATTAAATGTATCATTAACACCAGTGTCAACGATTGGAGGTCCTAGAGTTAATTCGTAAATCTCTGTGCCATGAATATACTGGTTAAGTTGAATCTGTGTGCCAGACAATCCTTTAACATCTAAAATATAATCTGTAACGCTACCATAAACAACATCTCCTGCCTCCCATGAATTAGAGATAGTTTCTACATCGATTGTTATACGTCCACCATCTGTATCTGTCAAACTACCAGACTTATTAGTGTAGGTTGAGAATAACATTTCAGCAGCATTATCTTTGTTAAATACGTAATCACCAGTGTTGAAGTCTCCTTTCTCAACGTTGATTAACATCCTATCACTAACGTCTGAAGTAACAACACCAGTAGCACCAGAAGTTGTGCCCTCTATTGTATCACCTACGTTTATAGTGCCTGCTACATCTATAAGTTTTACAAATCCGTTTGAATCTGTGTCCTTAGTTACAGTCTGAATTACCTTACCTGTGTTAGATGTAGCACCTGAGACCACAACATTTTCACCGTTAACAAAGTTAGAAGTAATAGTTGATAATCCATAGTATTTCATTAATACTCTGATGTTTGCTTCGTTAGCAAATACTGTGCCAATTTCAGCAGTAGCATCTGATGTAGAACCGTAGATAACATCAGCAGGATTAAATCCACCTTGTATTGGTGTCTCTGATGGGTCAGTTGGATATAGAGGAGTAGTCCTTGTAATACCAGACCTTCTAACAACAGAGAATATTTGAGACCCTGAGTTATTAGTGTCTACAGTTACGTTTCTAAATCTACCATCATGTATGTAATGTGCACCAACTTCAAACCACTCTGCTGTTGCAGTCATAACATACCAGTAAGGTTGGTTAACAAATGCAGTGACCGAAGTCTGAGATGCAGGGATATAAGTTAGAATATCACCACGACGGAATTGGTTTCCACGATTAATTCTGACTCTATATTCTGCACGGTCAAATCCAACATCAACTGTAGGTGTGAGGACAACAAGAGCAGGGTCTGTGTTGTAGTCAATACCCATCTGATATGTCTTACCAAGATTCTCTGCGTCTGTGCTAGGTATCCATGTAACAGATGCCTCAGTTGGGAATTTAGATAATTCTAGAGCAAACTCGATTGGGTT